ACTTTTGCTCATTATGCTATCACCCAAGTTGAACCCGTTGGAATCGTAACTGAAATTCCTGAGTTGATTGTAATAGGACCAGCAGTCATAGCGTTGTTGCCACTTGTTATGCTATAGTTAGCTGCTATGGTGTGTGCGTGTTCGTATAAACCTTTGGTTGTGGTATTAGCATCTGTGTCTAATACTGCCCAAGAAGCTGCACTACCATTTGTTGTAAGGTACTTGCCACTATTGCTTGTCTGTGATGGTAGAGCGTCTACTTCTGCCCAACTCATACCACCCGTAGCACCCGACTGTGCTGATAAGAAGTAACCGTTTGTTGGTGCGTTACTTACTTTAAGGTTAGCTTCATCTACTACATTGTCTGCAATAGTCAGTGCTGTTGCTCCAGTAACCTCGCCACTGTGCGTGGCGTTGGTTGTCTTAGAATCTATCTGAGTTTGAATAGCAGAGGTAACACCACCTACATAATTAATCTCAGTATCTGTTGGTGTAACTGCACCATCAATATTAGGGAATGTAGTTTTCAGTACATTCTTAATTCCTCGTATATGGTCATCACCCTCAGAGACATTATCGCCCGCTGCTGGATTAGTCGCTACGAGGTCATCTATGTACTTAGTACCTGTTAAATCCTCTAAAGCCATTCTCTACTCCTTTATGCTGAAGCAGCTGTTACTGTTACCGTTACCTGTAGTGTGTCACCAGAGATTACTGCTCTTGAAGAACTAAAGTCAACTACACCATATAGTGTACCTGCTGTTCCTGTTGCTGCTGTGTTTAGAAAAGCACCAGCTACTGTTGCTGTTGCGTTAATTGTAAAGTCTACGCTAGAACTGTTAGTCATACTACCACTTGATGCTGCACCTTCTGTCCACTCTTTTCTGTTACCAGAATAGCCAGTAAGCTCTGCCCAGCTTGAGTGTGATGCCATAGTGTCTGCTGCTACTGGAGTACCAGCTCCTTTTAGTCCTATGTACCAAGTTGTTACCTGTGTACTTGCGTGAAATTGTGTATCTAGAATATGGTTTAAACCTACTGTAGTAATTAGGTTCTTTTTATTCTCTTCCCATTTGATGTTGCCATCTTTATCAAGACAAGTAACTTTCCAAAAGTTAGCCAGCCCTATGTTTACATTATCTAATGTCATTGTATACTCCTGTTGTGTTATTCATCTGGGTCACTTATCTTTGTCCAAAGTGTGTCCGTGTCTTCCTCTACATCGTTCCATAAGAATGTGTTGTCACTAGAGGCAGAACCAGTCATACCCATTGTTCCACTTTCTGGAAAGTTTACATTATTCTTTATGTTACTTGTTCCAGCAATTGTTCCATTAACTGGCATTGCTAGTGTTGCACTATCTACTACATCACCAGCGTTTGCTAGTGAAATAGATGCTGGCATAACATGTGCTGTTGTACCAGACATTCCGTAGTTGCCACCTATTGTTACCCCTCTAGGGAATACAGTATCTTCTAGTAATGACTTTGACAATATAGTCTGAGTCATAGTGGCTGTTACTTGGTATGTACTGTTATCCCATATATAGGAATTACCTGACCAAGTTGATGAGTCTGCTGACCAAGTGCTAGATGCCATTAGCCCTCAACTCCAGAGTAAATATTTCTTACTCTCATAGCTGAGCCTGAGTGTCTATCTCTCTGGTCTGCTTTTTGTAATTTGTCTATAGCATTACCATAACCATTTAGCCATACTGCTACTCTTTCATCATTCTTAATAAAAGGCTCTGCTTCCATAAGAGCACCATATAATAATATGTCTGGTGCATTCTTAGTTAACCAGTTGCTTGTAACTGTACCTGATGTGCCATCACCTAGTGATGTAAACTTTTCATAAAAAGCCATCTCAAGTTCATAAGCTGAATCTGGTATGGGTGACAATTGTATCTCATCACCTATTAATGTATAAGCCTTTGGTTTGCCAGTAGTGTTGCTACCATATAATCTGTCTAGCATTTCTGGAGTTATATACTCAAGAGGCTGTGTTGGATTTGTGTTTAATTGTATGTTACGCATTTGTATGTAACCACCCGGCAAATTAAAATACTTCTGTCCAGATGTTGTGTACATTATGCTTCTTACTTCCATAGGGCGTATGCGTAGCTCCCTATTAATCCTAGCTTCTGCTAGTGCAATAAAGTCTGGTATCCTTGCGGTCAAGTCTGACCTATCTAACCAGTCTGCTATTGCATCTTTTAATTCTGTAAATGTACTTAATGCCATTATACTTTTCCTTTAGTAGTTCTCCACATAGCGTTAGCTGGGTCGTTCATCCAAACCTTCATTCTTTCTTGGTTTCCCCATATGCCTTCTCGCATCATTTGTTCTACCACAATAAGTGGTATGCTTGCTACTTTGTGAGACATTACTGAATCACCTTTGTATTGTGTACTTCTGTTATGGAACTTATCTTTTGTGTTTAGCTCGGCTAGTTTCTTAACTACCTTGTCATTTTGCTGACTAGCTACTGTAAGGCTTCCATCTAAATTTGCTATTATTTTTGTATCAATTGCCATAATGTAAACCACCCCAGTTGCCTAGGGTGGTAGTCGGTTATATTAACCTGTAGTGTATCTAATCTTAGCGTTGGCAGCTTCGTTGCCACATCTTAGACCGTACTCAACTAGAAGCATCTTCTTCTCTGAGTCACCTTCTTTAGCGATGTCCACAGTTTGGAAATCACGAAGGTAATCAACTGACCACATATCGTGGTCTAGGAAGTATACAACATCTTGGTCACAGAATCTATCCATGATGATGTTGTAAGTACCAAAGTCTGATACATATACATCAACTGAGTTTTGGATAGTCATGTTGTTATCTGCTACTGAGCGAATTGCATCAGCACGACCATTCATAGCTGTGATTAACTTCTTGTTAGTTGCACCAAGTAGGATAGTAGACGCTTCACCGCCTTGTGTCCATACTTTTTCAGCAGCCGAAAGAACATCAGCTTCAGTCATAGCAGCGTGTGTACTAGTAGTACCAGCATCTACAACATTAGTTGTAATCCAGTTAGCAGCACCACGAGTCTCACGAGCAGTTGTTGCGTTACCCGCAGCAGCAGCGTTGTCAGCTAGTAGTGAACCTTCCATATCACGCTTAAGCTCTTTAGAAGCCTTTGCTAGTTGGTGAGCCATTTCTGACTTCTTACCAGCGTTGTTAACTGTTTCGTGTGTACCAGTAACCTCAACAACTTTCTTAGAAATTTGTGTTTGGTTAGTTGCACGAACAGTCGCAGTAGTTGCAGCTGTACCAGCAGCAGCTCCTTCAACATGGTAGTTATTAATTACAGCAGCAGCGAGTGCTTCTGTTTGCCACTCAAATAGAGTGTTAGATACTGAACCTTTACCAGTAATACTGGATAGGAACGGAGTATCCGTTGGTGAAATATCATAGATGACATCTGACAAATCCTCACGGATTGCAGTTGCATCGTATGTCTTAAATTGCGTAGGCATTATCCTATCTCCTTAAAGCATATCATAAAAAACAGAAGCAGCATCTTGTTGTTTGCCTGACTTCTGTAACCTTGTACGCTTTTTCTTAATAGCTTCAGTGGCTGCATCTTCTTTTGAGTTTCCTCTTCCGGACTTCTGAACTTTAGGTACTTTCTTTACCGCTTTCTTCTTTGGAGCTACCTTCTTTGTTAGCTTATCATACTCCATAGCTTTTTGAATTACTAAAACACTACGATGGTCTGCTAATTGGTCAATCTCTTCTGGTCGAAAACCTACTGTGGCAGCATAGTCTCTAATATCTTTTTTAATACTAGATTCTTTATTTTCCCACTCTGGTAAAGCCTCAACGAGCCTAGCATACTCTGCTCTTACGAACTCTGCTTTAGCAGTTTGCTGCTGTTGCATTTGTTCTTGTTGAACATATTGTTGTTGCTGTGCTACGCTTTGCACTTTTTCTTGTGCATCCCTAAACTCTTCTTTCTTTATCATGTAAGCATAAGGGTCTTCTGTTTTTAAAGACTCCCAGTCTACACTATTAAACTCGTTTAGCTTGGCCGATTGTTGCTCTTGCAACATCTGTAAACCATTTGCGTACATTTGCCTCTCTTGCTCTAGTTGCATACGCTCGGACTGAATTGCTTCTGTCTCCTTACGCTGCTCAGCTAGTGCCTGAGACTTACGAGTGTAGTCAGCCTGCCTTTGGTATCCGTTCTTAAGTTCATCAATACCAACTTCTAATTCCTCTCCATCTACTTTAATAGTATATTTTAAGTCTTCTTCCGCTACTACATCAAACTCTTCTTCTTCTACCTCTTCTTCGGTTTCTTCTTCAGCTTGTCCTTCCTCTTCTGATTCTGGGGCTTCTTCTTCTACCTCTTCAGCTTCCTCTGTTTCCTCTACCACTTCCTCGTCAACAGGGGTAT